TCGTGATAATTGTCAAATTCGTTCATATATCTATTTATGGTCAAAGGAAAAGGGCCATAAAGGCCCTTTCCATACTTGTAATTAAGTGTTGCTTAATTAGAAGCTGTTTGCGTCCCATGCATTGAGACGACCTACATAAGTTGTAGAACGTAGTGAACCAGAAGCACCAGTTGATGGGTTAACACCAACGTATGTTCCTAATGGGCTGATGTCGTGTAATGCAGCGACGCCAGCTGGGTTGCGAACGATCAATGTACCTTCAAGGATGAACTGGTCTAATGAAGCGTCAGCGTTACTGAATACTTCATTGTTAGGACCTAGGTCACGCAATGAACCCCATTGTAGCACTTCTTCATTCAAGAAGTAGATGCTGTTACCAACACCAACTTGATCCATGATCCAAGAATCAAAAATCTCGTAAGTGTAGTTAAAGTCACCTTCGTATGTAGCGATTGTGTCACCACGCTCACTATTCACACGGTTGATGCTACGACTTGTAGGCATTGTATCACTCAAGTGTGTACGTAGGCTTGTTGGGCAAACGATTGTGCGAATCTTCGCATTGAAACGTTGCTCAGCTGTTGTAACCAATTGCTTGTACAAGGAAGGAGCAAATTGTTGCAAGCTACTTGTATAAGAATAGAAGTTACTACCTAGGCCTTCACCATTGTTTGTACCAGATGTACCACCAATAACCAACACGTTGGCTGTACCAACGGTAGTTGTATCACTTGATTCACTATTGTAAACGGTGTAAAAAGGTGTAGATGTACTTGGGTTGAAACTATGTGTACCAGCAAATGAGTTCAAACTACCCATACGACGACCAGTTTGTGGACCATAAGTTGTTACAGAACCACTAACAGGAACAACAGGAGGTGTAGAACTTACAGCAGAATATGCTGAACTTGTTGAATACTGAACGTTACCACCTTGGTTACCAGTTACATTAGATACGAATGTAAAACCAGCAACACCAGCGTTACCAGTAATAGTACCAGTACTGATATTGGTTGTAGAACCAACTACGTTACCAGCAAAACCAACAGCACTACCTGCTTGGCCACTATACTTTGTACCAATTTGGTCGTTACGAACGATCTGTGCTTCAACGTCAAACATCAATTCAATCAATTGCTTGACTTCTTGGTATGCTTGTGGATCTCCACCAGATTGTTCAACAGCACGTGCTGTACCTGTAGCACCAACTACGGTACTGAAAATTTGGGTATAGTTACCCAAGTTGGCACGGCTTTGGCCTTCAACGTTAGCAGAGCTAACAGCTTGACCTTCTTGGTTAGCTTGAATCTGTGGTAAACGATATACGTCGTTTGTCCATAGAGGTAAAGTGCTAACAACTTTACGCTTTTTTGCCATACACATGTTTAGAACAGGTGTATCATCTTTAACACGATTACTTACATCTAAGTCTAAGTCTTTAACAACGATATCAGTTTGATAGCCTGTTGTACCATTGCCAATGACTGCGGTTGAGTTATAACCTTGAGCTGCCATAATATTTCTCCTTTAATTTGGCTTATCTTTTATCTACGATTGGCTCTTATGGCTGCCATATGAGCTAATAGTAAATTGTCTGCGGCTTTTTTATCGCCGCTCTTGGCTTTTTCGCGTAGAGAAGAAACTTGATCCTGCTGACGGCCTGGGTTAATGGAACCTGCGGTTTTGCGTGTGGTCAAGGCAGCAATACTGCTACCAGCCGCGCGAGCCTTGGGACGATCACGATATTTTAGACCATCTCGTATCAAGGACAAGATATGCTCATCACTTGTTACAAGGTCTATGTTATCAACACCTGGAACCAATTGGTTCTTGGCTGATGCCCAACCTTTTGCAACTTTTTCGCGAACCTCTTCATAGATAGCCGCATTACGTAATTCCTTGTCTTGGAATCCCTTGCGGTTGCTATCAAGAATCTCACGAACTTGATTACTACGCAACTGGTAAAACTGCTCCAAATTTGGCTTTAGACGATTGATTGTTTGACCTATTTGTTGTAGGTAACGTTCATTCTGTTGCATATTGGCCTGTATCTGAGCCTGTTGTACAGGATCAGCGGTTTGTGCCAACTGCTGTCTAAAGGTATTTTGGTATTGTTGTACCTTTATAACCTCATCGTATGCCCGCTGTAATTGAGGACGTACGGTAAATTCCATTGCCAACATTAAACCATCAGTTTCAGCTTTCTTTGTTGAGAGATACTCATCAAATTCAGCCTTTTGAATTTTAAGTTGTCTTGCTTCTTCGCTAATTGCGGCACCTTGACCTAGAATAGCGGCGGCCTTCTTGGCATCAATTTCAATTTCTTTTCCATTACGCATAAATTTAAATTTAGCGTTGGGATGAGTTTCTGCAAACTCCAAGAAATCAATAACTTCTGCTTGAGTTGAATCTGGTTGGCTTACCTCAAGATCATCTTGGGGGGCGTCTCCTGCTTCAATGCCATCTTCACTATACTCTGCTTCTGGTTCTGCAACTTCTGGCTCAATCAAATTGGTATCGTTCTCAGGCGTTTCTTCCTGGATTTCAACACCTTTGGGTGCCACAGGGGCTTCTGCTTTTGCCTCATCAGAAGAACCTGTCCCAGCTGGTATGGTAGCGGCTACTTGGTTACGCATGGCGGCCATTTTTGCGGCTATTGCATCCAATCCAACACTGGCTTCTTTGACAGGGACCGTGTCCACAGGGACATTAGGTATGTCAGCAACAATAGTATCCATTGATACTCCTTTTTACGTTACGCTATGGGGTCTTCAGTGACCTGTTGGCCTGTCTGATGACTTACCACGCGGTTCTTAAAATAAATCGCACGTTTAAGCGATTTAATGAACTCGTCTAATCCTGCAAGTTGGTTGCTAACGGCAACTCGCAAGTTATTATCTTCTGGTGTGTGCCCTGGTATATCTGCCAAGACATCTACACGTTCAAACTTAAATGTATGAACAAAGTACGCAAAGTCTTTGTTCTTTAATAAATTCTCTGCTTGACTGCCTATCTCTTTAACGCGATCCAATTGACCAGGAGTCATTCGTTTTATATTGTTGAGATCAACGGTCAAGCGTTTGTTAAACGCTTCTACCACGTCATTTTCTATCATTTCCAGTCCTTACCAATAAAACTATTTATACGTTAAAATGCACGAGCCTTATGTTCGCCCACTAAAGCATAGCCTTCTAATTGACGTTTGGCATCATTGCCGTTGATATCAGCAATGATTTCTTGAGCACGTACCAGATCCAATTGTGCGCCTGCTTTTTTCTTCTGATCATCTGGGCTTGGATTTTGTTGTGCGGCTTGTTGTGCGGCCTGTGCTTTTTGTGCTGCCTGTTTGGCCATTTCAGTCACTTCATCAATGGTCACAAGATATGTATCTGCTTCTTTAACACCTAAGGTATACAAGGTATCTTCATAGGGCTTGCGCATTTTCTTAAACAGATCAGGGCTGGTAATACCTGCTTGTACAGCCTGTGCCACTTCAGCATTTAATTGTGTCTGTGCCTGTTTAATAATTTGACTGCGTTGTAGGGCGTTTTCTTCTGACTTCATGCCCAGGGCCAATTCAATATGAATGGTTTTGCGGTCATTGAAATCCATGTTGTCAAAGGCTTCACCATCTAAGAATATGGGCTTGCCTTCTGGATGAAACTCTTGTGCCAGTTTACGTACACCATAATCATCTGCATGTGCTACCAAGGTACGCCAGATCAACCAAATAGCATCTTTCAAACCTTCTGCTGAATTTTTAACGGTGTTGTCTTGAATAATTTGATTGGGGCTCAGGGCCAAGTTTAGTTTAGCTCCTGAATTTCCTGCATCCATGATTTCTGGATTGAATACATCTTGTGGCGAAGTCATACCAACCATGGCCATTTGGTCATTCTGCATACGGTTCAAGGTATTGTCCATAAAGGTTGGATTACCCTGTGGAGTAGGCATTGGATAAATGTCTGTCTGCGGATTGAATTTGCTATCAAGGATAAAGATAGCGGCTTCGCCGTCTTGCATTTCTTCAAAATCAACACGATCTGGTTTAACACCAATACGTGGTGTTGATTGTAACAAGCCCATCAACAATTCTGCACGATAACCTGATGTCATATACTCTTGCATGGGTGTAACTGATTCAGCAATACTCATACCATAGAAGTTTTGTGGTAGTGGTTTTGGTACCATGTTGGCCACAGGAATAAATTCTACTTCACGTGCTGAAATAACATATTGTCCTGAATAGATCAGTTCAACCAGTTCTAATTCTCCGTCTCCGTCAATATCGTATCTGTTCCAGACGGTAAGGACGGTGACTTGACGTGCTTCTGGTTCCTGTGCCGCATAACCTTGAGCAGGGAGACCGTTGATAGGTACACTATCGCGAGCATGAATGGCCAGATTATTAAGAAGAGACCCAGCTTGGTAACTTCCCACATTACTATATTCAGCATATATCTTAAACTCCTCCAGATCAATGTCTGGATATAATTCAGTTGCTTCTTGAATACTCATGGGTTTGTAGAAACCGCAGAATGGTTGTTCTTGTATTTCAATAACGGTTGGGTCACACATCCAATAGTGTTGTGCTATTGGGCGGAACTTGACATTAATGGTATAACCAGTCAACTTGTATTCAGCTTCATAAATGGTATTACGAGCTATTGCTTCATCCAGTGCATCTTCGCCTTCTTGTAATTGTACGTTGTTTTCGTCCGCAAAGTCTTCCAAAGGATTTTGTGCTGTATCGCCACGGGCAATAGCACGACTACGCTCAATGCGTTGATTAATCATTTGTTCAGCTTGGTCTTGATCAGCAGCCTGTAAAAATTGTTGTGTTTCAGCAACAACTTGTGCCATGTTGACTGATCGTTTGCGACGGCTGTTACGACGTGCGGTGAGGCCTGCTTCTTCTGCCTGTTGTTCAAAGGCTTTTAATTGGTCCAATGTACCAGATGTTGTTACGTAACGTGTAATCTGCTCGCGCATGGGCGCAATCAACATTTCACCATTCTTGTGCAGGCAAGCATCCATTACCCAGTGTTGCAGGATAAAATGTGGATCGTTGTTTTGATTGATCAGCTTGTGTACCATGTTGGTAGCTTGACGTGCGGCTGCTTCATCATCTTCATTGTCTGCAACAAATTCAAAATTGATTTCACCATTTTGAGCCATGCCCTTGACAATAACGCTAGTAGCGTAATCTACCGCAGGTTTTACCACAGGGTGTATATAATCAATGCCGTTTACAGGCTCTGTTGACTGAGTCATGGCCAAGACCAGGTAATGATAATCACTGGTACGATTGATATTGTTTTTTGTTGCTAAAAGTCTTAAATTTGCTGCACACTTTTGGTCCAGCAAACTCTTCATTTTGATAAAGCGTGCCAATGCGCCAGAGTTTGTGTTTAAATTACTAACTACGACGTTTTTTAGGTCTAACATTATAGAATACCTTAAGTTATTTTATTATTTATTGTCTATTCATCTGCGCTATAAACACGCTTCCAAGCAGGACGTTCTGCAAGAGCCTGTTGTGCTTTGCGCATTTTCATTTGATGTGCGGCATCGCGGAAACGCTGACTGGGACTGCGACTATCCCACGGCTCAGCCCAACCATTTAGGCATCCAAGTAAGGCATAGCGAGCAGAATCAATACAATCATCTGGATCACTAAAGCGTCCTTTGTCATCTACATAATAGTTTTGTGCTTCACGCAAAAATTCAACACAATTTTCATTTACATGGAATGTGCCCAACTCCAACATCTGTCGCATCATGTTGATACCAAAGGCCTTGTGATTGGTCACACGTCCTTCTGCATCTGGTGGATTGTGTACAGCTTCAGGGTACACATTTAATTCATATTGTTCAAACAACTGACGTATACTTAGAGCACTCATGGTATAACGTCCAATGGTACCTGCGTCTGGTGGTAACACAATAGGCGTGCCAAATACTTCTGGACGCATTAGGTGTTGTATATAATTTACAGGATTGGCTTCTTCTGTGCCTTTGACCACTATCTGGCGATCCAACCAAGCTTCTTGATTGTTAGGATCCCAATACATAAGTGTCAAAACCGTTTTGTCATTGACCAAGCCCAGGTCAAGAGCAATAACGCGATATAAGCCCATGACATTACGAAAATCATATGTACCCATTTTATAGGTGGGCCA